ATAAATTTTTTCATTATCTTTTAATTCATCAAATTTATCTTTGCTTAAATCAATTTCTTCAGCCACCCAAGTTTGTGACTCGGCTTTTTTATACATTTGCCATAAATCATCATTTATGATTGGAAAAATGGAATAACGTTTTTTTAAATTTTTGTCTTTTAAATACATTTTTTTTATTTTAATTGTTTGGTTGCACTGCGTTAAGTGCTTCTCTTCTGTTTTTCATCGAATCTAAAACTGCGTTTACTCTTAGTTGTTCAGCTTCTTTGGTGTCTTGTTTAAATTCAGTTCTAGTTCTAGCACCTTTGCTTTGACCCATATCAATTTGAACCTTGGCGTTGTCAAAGACAATATCCTCAAACACCACACCATCCTTACCAAAACGTGATTTAAGAATTGCCATTGTTGCGGTTCCATTATCTTTTTGGTCTAGCGTTTTAGCAATAGATACAATAAAGTGACCTATTTGTCCTTTTTTGATTGAACCCCCCATTTGATTTGCTTCTACTACATTGGCACCTATGGAGCTTCTATTGCCTTGAACCGCAGTCCAACCAGCCATATCCAGCTCGGCCAACATTGATTCAAACTGTCTCATTACACTACCTTCGCCAGCATATATGTCATCAAAGTTTTTTGATGGTTGAACTACATCAATATAATCCAACAATACCATGTCTGGTCTAAAACCTTGCGCTATTAGTTTTCTGATGTACTGTCTAATCATGGGAATAGTCGTCCCATCACTAGGGAATTTTTTCAATTGAATTGACCCCTTGCCTTCTTTTGAAGAGATTTGTTTCTCACAACATAAATCCATAATTTCATCTTTGTGGAAAGATAAATTGTTCAACTCAATTCCAGTCCAACAAGACAAGTGTTTTCTTTGAATAACCTTTGGATTGTCTTCAAAAAATATTTGTAAAACCTTGTATCCATCATTCATAGCTGTGTTGGCCAATTTGGTTATCATGGTTGTTTTACCAACACCAAACGGTGCTAAAATCACACCTAATTCAGTTTTTGATAGACCACCATCCATGTATTCATCCAAGCCATTGATACCAGTTCTAATTGGTCTTCTAAAATCATCCACCAAGACATCTTTTATATTGTTAAAAACGTCCATACCGTCATCTTTGCTATCACCATGCTCCAACGCTTTTCTTAAAATTTGTTCGCATTCATCATAACCTTCAATATCGCCAGAATCAATAATTTTTTGGATTTTTTTGATGGATTTTTTTAATTCTTGTTGTTTACAGAATTTCATTGCAATATCTTGCACTTTTACCGTATCATGTAAACTAGCTTCTTTTACCCTCGCAAGTTGTTTGATTACAAATTTTTGTTGTACATCGTCTTTTATATCTTCCAATAATCTAAACTCAATACTACCCATATCTGGGACAATATCATCTTTTGATTTTGCATCTTTGATAACAGCCGACATCACCCTCATATAGGGGTCTTCAAAATAATTAGGGTCTATTATATCAATTATTGAGTTAGCGAAACGTGAATCTGTTAATATTTGAGCCATCAATCTTAATTGATAGTCATAACCCAAATACCCTAAATTATCTTTACTTATTTTTGCCATTTATTTATACTTTAAAACACATGTTATAATAAATATCTAAAAGTGGTGGTTTAAACCATCACTTTGGTATATTTTTTTTGACTCAAAGAACTACGTATTTCGCCCATAATTAATGGAATTATTTCTTTGATGTCAACAGCATATCTTACCTTTGGTGGGAAGAAATTACCAGAAAACATTGATTTTCCAACCATTTTCTTATCTATTTTTATTTCAAATTGAAAATCGTCAATTCTTTCAAAAATGTTTCTTGGGTTTAGGTCTTGATTCAAATAATACGGATTATAATTGCTCCATAAGTATTCAATAGCTTTGTTTTTTAGGTGTTTAGGTATTATACCCATTTCACCGTATCGGCCTATATTCATACTGCAAATAGAATCCATCAACTTTTTCATTTCTAAAGATGAAATAGATTCTTCGTTAAAATCACGGATATCAAAATATCGTTGACAGATTATTTTGTTGTTGATGTAAAGAACAAACTCAAATCTTTGTTCTTGAATTTTTTTAGGCTCAAAAGTTGTTTTGTTTGACGGATTTGTTGTCATTGTTTTGTTTTTATAATTAAAAAATATTTTCTCTGTCGATAAGTTTTTTAAACGGTATCAAAAAATCATTGAATCTTGATTCGCCTAGTGACTTATCTAACCCATCTCTTTTCATCATGCTAAAAACATTCTTAAGTTCTCGGCCCGATGAGTCAAGGGTACCTTCTATTAAATGTTTTAACTCTCTTACGCCATCTTCAGTCATCATTGGTTGGCTTAGATTAACAAGTCGTTCATTTATTTCATAAATGTTGTCTTTCTGAACTCCATCTGTAATCTTGTTGATGATATTATCCAATATCTTAAGAGGTTTCTTTTTGTTTTCGGTTCGTTCTAATTGTTGTCTTTTCGCATCATCTATTATTTCATTTAAAGTTATTTTTCTTTCTTTTAAGTCTGGGAATAATTTAATCAACGTGTCTTCACCTAAACCTTTTATACCTTTTATGGTATCACTGGTATCACCTACCATGGTCTTCATTAGGACTGAATTACTTTGGTGAAAACAAAAATACGAAGAATAATTGGATATACCAACATATTCTTTTAAATCTAAGAAATAAATACGTATGTCGTTGGAAATGAGTTGTAAAAAATCACGGTCTGTTGACACGATGGTTATTTTTTCATTTTCTTTTTTGTTTAAGCAATAATAACCTATAAAGTCATCACTTTCAATAACCTCGTGTTTAAGTTGTCTTACATACATTTCACTTAAATATTCCCAAACAACCCTACGTTGCTGTAATTCTGATTCGTCTATTGGGTGTGTGCCATTTATGTAGTCTTTACCCCTACCACTCTTATATGGCTCGTAAATATCATATCTAAGTTTACCACTTAGGTTACCATCCCAGAACACATACACTCTGTGGTATAAATCATCAATTAATAACCTTCTAAGTATTGTTAGGAACGAATATAAGCCACCAATGTGTTGACCGTGCTCGTTGTATGTGTTTTTAGCACCGAAAAAACCATGTTTAAACAAGGCGTTTCCGTCTACTAAAAGTGTGTTTTGTGTCTTCTCAACTATTTCACCATTACGTGGTGGTCTTCTATTCACATTGTTATATTAAAGGGTTATTACTCTTTTTCGTATGCGTTCGTATCTAAATCATATTCTTTGACATCAAAGTCATCAAAGTTTGTGTTTAGTTTTTTGTTGATAAAATCTTTTTGCTCTTTTACGTAGTTGTTTTTCTCAGCTGGATTTAAGAAACCATGTGGTGTTGAACAAATGCTACCCATCAACTCAATACCATTGACGTGATTTTTAACACATTCGATATCAGTCATGACACCAAATTGATAATCTTTACCACCTTGCGTTGCACTAAGTTTCTTGGCACTAGATGTAGATTTGCCACCCATGTGGAATATCATACGCACACCATACTTGAAACCTTCACCACCATTGTGCATGATTGTTGCTTGCCCTACAGCGTTTGGTCTTAACCAAATCTTTTGTACCGTAACAAATGTATTGATGTATGGTGCACCTTCTCTTCTTGATGCTGGGATTCTATAATTAAGAATTGATTCAAATTCTCTTTTTAAAGCACCAGCGGTCCACATGTTGTTATTTGTGTTTGACATAGCACCTTGGTAACAACCAATTGAACCAATTGAATCCCAAAGGAATGTAATGTTGTGGGGGAATTCACCTTTTGCTTGTTTGTCAAGAATTTCATTGATTAATTTAGCGATATCTTCAACCACTGGAATAAATCTTTGTGGCTCTGTTTTCATCTTGGCATCTTTGTAATCATAGTTTTGATACAAAGCTAATAAATCACTACCACCAAAGTACATAAAATCTGGTCCATCATAATCAACAACTACACCATCTTCATCAATAATTTCTTCAAATTTAAAACCTACTAATTTAGCGTGTTCCCAGTTAAAACTACCTTCAGTGTCAATGATGATACAATAATCACCTAATTTTTGTGCACCAGCTAAGCTTTCATAAATACCTGTTGATTTACCAACATCAGAGAACCCTCTAAATTGCGTTGTATATCCACGAGGAACTCCAGGTACACCTACCGCATCATGGAACGCTTTTTTAAAAGGTATCCACGTTAATTCTTTTTCTTTAACAACTTGTGCACCTAAACCTAAGTTCTTTTTAAATGACGTGTTGTCAAATGATTTTTTTCCAATTGATTCTGTTTTTTCACCAGTTTTGCTTGGTTTCTTGCTCATTTTAATAATAATTTTATTTTTTGTTATTTTCTAGCACAAAAAAAAGCGATTTCTCACTTTTTCTTGTTTTGTGTAAAACTATAACTAAAATGGGAGGTCATCGCCCTCATCTTCAGTATGTGTTGAAACTGGAGCTGAAGTTGTTGTAGCAGCTTTTACACTAGCTTTAACGTTCTCAACACCTAATGTCAATTCACTATCCAAATTTGATGCTTCTTCACTAGCCGCCAAAGATGCTTTGTCAATAAACCCTTTCTTTTCTTTATCCCATACTGGAATACCGCCTTTTACTATGATTTCCAAGTAGTCATAAGTTTTAACAGCATAAACATCTTCCCATGTTCTTGTATCTGCCAACCATTCAGCTGATTGCGTTGCATCTTCTGAAAGTGGTGATGGGTCCAATGAAGCAACAGCAGATACTACTGGTACATTGTTTTGATTTCTGTTGATAGTCAACACAAGGTCACGACCTGTTTCAGCATTTGTGATGTCTTTCTTAATCGCATTCACAACACCTATGATTTTATCATAGATACCTTCTTTACGATAGTCGTGGTTAAATCTCCAAAATTTAACACCTTCTTCTGGGTTTTCTCTGTCAATTACTTTTACAACGTACATCAATTTAGCGTTGTACTTTTTAGCCAATTCTTTGTCAGAATCTTTGCCTGTTGATAGCAAAGCCTCACGAGCTTCACAGAATGGGCAAGCTTCGTCTTTTTCATGTTTCAAACACGCAAAAGTTTTCCATTCACCATCAACTTGGATTTTATGTCCGTACATTTCTACGAATGACGAACCCTTTGCAACTGGAAGGATTCTAATTTGTTTTGTTGCAGACTTGATACCTTCTTTAATATAGGTGTTGAAATAATTTTTAAGGTCGTAAACCTTTTCAGTTTTCTTTTCGTACTTGGGCTTGTTGTTAGTTTCGTACTGTTCTAACATAGCTTTTAGCGCATTTTGTTCTGTACTCATTTTCTTGTTTTTTTTTTTGTTTATAAATGTTTGTTATTTTTATCTTTTGGTTATTACAAATATACGAAAATATCTGTAAAAGTCAAGTAAAATCCACCACAAAATTTTGCTCAAAAAGCTTGTTTTATCTGTGTTTCTACAAATATACGAATCATTTTTGGATATTGCAAGTTGTTGTTTAAAAAAAATCTATAAAAATAAAAAAACCCCTAAATTAGGGGCTTTTTTTATGTTTGTTTGATTATATATCTTCTTCGTCATAATCCTGTATAGTTTCTTCATCATAAGGGTTGTCGTTTACAGAAAATGATTTTCTAAGGTTGGCATCACTATATGTTGAATCAACATCGTCTTTGGTTAGCACGTATTCTTTAGGTTTTTCTTTACCCATAACATCATAAGCACCTCCTTTGTCAGCCCAATAATCAGTTAGTTTTTGATTAAAAGGGTATGAACTCAAAGACCTCATTTCCATTTTTTCAACTGGTGTAGGGTTGCGTTTGATTAATTCTTTTTCCAAACCTTCAATCTTATCAGAAATTTGACTCATACTAGCGACACGTGATTCTAAATCAGTTAATTTTTGCAAAAGCATTTCAGAATTTTTACTAGCCGTGTCAGCAGCACGTTTAGCTTCTTCTGAACCCTTTACCAAAGAGGTAACATCAACTTCAACATCATCACTAGCTGGGGTGGCTGGTTGTTCGGCCGTATCTGGTT